AAACCTTCATCCGACCGCTTGACAACATCTGCACCGGGTTCAAGCCGTCCGAGTTCATCCTCGTAGGTGGTAGGCCTGCAATGGGCAAGACCCTGCTTGCTCTCCAAATAGCGATGAATCAAGCCATGGCCGATATTCCCGTAGTGTTCTTCACCATGGAAATGTCCGCTGATCAACTGACCCAGCGGATGCTTTCCAACCTTGGAACCATGGACGGGGCAGCATTCCTAAAGCCCGATGAGCGAATCAGCACCGAGCAGTACCTGACCTTGGCTCAAAAAGCCGACCAACTCAAAGGCAAGCCATTGTATATCGTGGACCTGCATCAAGCCAACCTCGACCGAATCGAGGGCGAAATCGCTAAACTCAAGGCCAAGTTCGGGATCGTTGGGTTTTACCTTGACTACCTGCAACTCGTGGAGCCTGCCAAGATTGACAAGCCCAAGCCCAAGATTGAGCAGATGACCAACATCAGCAAGCAACTCAAAGCAATCTGCAAGAGGCAGAAGGTCTTCGGGGTCGTGGTTTCTTCGCTATCACGGGCAACCGAAGGCAGGGCAGACCATCGGCCCATCATGTCTGACCTTCGGGAAACAGGGCAACTGGAGTTCGATGCCGACAAAATCGCCTTTGTCTATCGCCCCTACGAACACGACAAGAGCGCAGAGCAGGATCTTATGGAGGTCATCTTTCGTAAGAACAGGAACGGCAGCCTTGGAATCGCCCAAGTCCAATGCCAACTCCCTTACACCAAAGCCAACGAGTATCCGCTATGACCCCCGAATACACTCTCCAAGCCGCCTGCGTGAAGTTGTTCAAACTCTTAAGGCCCCACGAAGAAGGGCGGTTGTTCCTGAACCTCAACAACCCCCGAAGCCGAACCAACGGTCATTTTCTCAAGGGCATCGGCCTGACCGCTGGGGTTGCAGACATGACCTACCTATCGGACAAAGGGGCTATCTTTCTTGAGTTCAAAGCCAATAAAGGCAAGCAGTCCCTCTCGCAAAAGTGGTGGCAGGGGGTGGTCCAAGAGGCAGGCTACCGATACGAGGTAATCCGAAGCGTAGAGGATTTTCAAAACTTAATTATGAAAACATGATAATTATCCCAATCACAAACGAACAAAGGGAAAGAGCCAAAGAATTGTATTCTTTTGACAAACTTAATGGGTCGTTTACAGAAGGAGAAGGAAATAAATATGGGGCTATTGGTGAAATAATTGTTTTTGATTATTACAAAAACAAAGGTTTTGACGTAAATAACAAAATTATTGGACAAGATATATATCATTACGACCTAATAATCAATGAATTTAAGGTTGAAATAAAAACCAAAAGCACAAACGTTTATCCTGAAGAGGATTTTTTGTGCAGCATTTCAAATCATAATATCAACCAAGAATGCGATTTTTATTTTTTTGTTAGGGTCTTAGAAGATATGCGAACCGGGTTTTTATTGGGCTATAAATCAAAGGATGATTTTTTCAATAACGCTCAATTTAATGAAAAAGGAAGTACCGATGTTAATGGATGGGTTTTCAAGGCAGATTGCTGGAACCTTCCAGTCAAAGATTTAGATAAATTAAAAAAATGAATAGTAATTACATTCGTTGAATAAGTGTGTATATTTGAGCCATGGCCCGACTGCTACTGCTGCTCCTGCTGACCGCTTGCACCAACGACCGCCCTTGGAAGGTGATTGAGGTCCGGGCCAAGGGCAACGCCTGCGAGTATGTCCTATCCCGTAGCAACGGATTCGGGCCACAGGTCAAGACCCTGACCGATTCGTGTGGGAGGTATCAACTTTTTCAAACTATACGCAATCGATAACCGTCAGCCTACACGCTGACCAAACTCCCCCAGCGTCAGCCTATAAACTTACCAACCAAACCCCAAACCGATGAATATACCAATTAAAGAAGATGAAATAATCCTCACTCCCGAACAACAAGAAAGAATGTATTGGGCGCAAATTAAGTACGACTCGCACAAGTGGATAGAGTACCATAAGGGGTACTATAAGTGCGAATTTTGCGATTCATTCCATACATCGATGCTTAGTTTTGAGAACGTAAACATCTGCAAAAAAAATCCAAATCTGTTTCCAACGGATAATCAAACCCCAACCCCATGAAAACCACACCAATCGATTTCCGACGCTGGCAACTGCATATCCGCAAAGAATGCGTCAACTGCAACCGCCCCGACAAATCCGAAACCATCAAGGCTTGGTCCGTGAACTGGACCCTGCTCGGTCGTATCCTCCAAGCCAAAAACGCCTGACGATGGAATGGGTAAAATGCTTGGACCGAATGCCGACACCTTACGAGCCTGTCCTGATATTCACGACCGACATGAATCAAGCCTACGCATGGCTGGGAGATGGACGCTGGTACTACGAACATCAAACGTGGTTCCTAATCGAAGTAAGCCACTGGATGCCCCTACCCCCTAACCCGTTTTAACCCAAACAAAATGAACCAAATAATCTTATTTATAAGGGATTTTGTGTTATACCTTTTATGGTTTGTAATTACCATAGCCTTAACCATTACCATTGTCGGCATCTTTGTTTTAATTATGATGGAAGATAATGGTTGGTTTGATATTCCGAATCAAATTATAGACAGAACCATAAACCATTAAATATAAAAGACCCAGCATGGACCTAATCTCACGAACCATCCTCGGATATACCGCAGAGGTTGTCGGAGTCAGCCCAGACGACATCTTGAGCAACGTCAAGACCCAAGAACTGGTCCTTGCTCGAAGCATATTTGCCGACATCGCCTACTCCGAATACCTGTACACCTACTGCCAAATCGGGCGAATCATCAAGAGGAATCACGCAACGGTCATGCACAACCTCGAAATCCTTGCGATAAACATGAGAGCAAGGCCCGACATCAAATTTCTTCGTACACAGGTTTTAAACAGGACACGGGATTTTTTGCAACATTAGCAATAGCCCTCTCCATCTTTGCGTGAGTGTACGCAGAATCAATCATCCTCGAACTCTACCGCAGCGGTGAAATCCGCAGGGCCTGCCTCACCATCACCGGGGGCAATCCGCTTTGGAAGGACCTCGAACAAGAGGTCGTCCTGATCCTACTGGAGAAGGACCCCGAAAAAATTACCAAGATGCAGGTACAGGGATACCTGCGCTTCTACATCGTTCGGCTCATCATGAACCTGTACCGGGGCAACAACAACCAATTCGCTAAGAAGTACCGCCATCACGACGAGCGTGTCGAAGTGGACCCCGAAACCCAAGAACTGAGCAAGGACTACGACTCCCTGCTTGACGACCTTTGGGCTATTGCCCAGCAAGAGATGGATTCGTGGGCCAAGGATGGGGCCTTCCCCTACGACAAGGAACTGCTCAACCTGCTCATGCAGACCGGGAACATGAAGGCCATGTCAAGGGAAACAGGCATCCCGTATCGGTCTATCATTTACTCCATCGAGCAGGCCAAGGCCAAAATCAAAACCGCAATCGAAGCCAATGGATATACTGGTTTTTCCAATCCTGATTAGTGCCTTGGCGACCCTTGCGGTCGTGGAGTTCCGGGTCCTGCCGGGATGGTTCTACGCTTTGCCCTTCGCCAAGCGGAAGCCGTTTTCGTGTATGACCTGCTTCGGGTTTTGGCTTGGGGTGTTGCTGACCCTGCCAACGTGCCAATGGTACTTGGCCCCTATCCTTGGGCTTGCATCTTCAGCCACCGCAATAATCATCCGGGAATGGACCTTCAAATGACCAACGACCAGTTCATCGTGGCCCAAAAGCACAGGAAGTACTGGGACCAATATGTGGCATCCCTAACCATGCGACTACCACCCGATGCGGTTGGGGAACTGCAAGCCATCCTGACCGCTCACGGACGACCGCCTACGAATTGGTGGTGCGCAGACTGCGTAAAATCGGCTCTTCAATACATTTACCTACAAGCGGACTTGTTTCTCGAAGTCAACCAAAACACCATAACCTACCCCCTGAATGCCCCTGCCAATCCCGAACAATAACGAAAGCAAAGAAGGCTTCATCGGTCGTTGTATGTCCAACAACTCAACGACCACGGAGTTCCCCGATACGGCTCAAAGATTGGCCGTTTGCGGCTCAACGTGGGAGAATCACAAAAGGCAGCAGTTCGAGTCATATGCTGACTATGGGGAAGGCATCAGGAACAATGCCAAGCGAGGGATAGAACTCAACGAGCGGAACGGCAACAAGTGTGCCACGCAGACGGGCAAGGTTAGGGCGCAGCAGTTAGCGAATGGGGAAGCCATCTCGGTGGAAACCATCAAGCGGATGCACTCCTACCTGTCAAGGGCCGAAACCTACTACGACAACGCAGACGACACCTCGGACTGCGGTTACATCAGTTACCTCCTTTGGGGTGGCAAGTCGGCTCTCTCATGGTCAAGAAATAAACTCCGAGAACTTGGCGAACTCGAAGGCGAAGGATGACGAAGCCCAAGTGCAGGCTCG